TGAAATTGTAGATAAAGCTAAGTACGAGTCATGGTGTATTAACGAGATTACGGCCAAGTACGTACATTCAATGAGGATGAAAATCCAAAATGAAGGCAAATATTCAGCTTGTAGACATTACAAAAAGCTACATCAAGTAGCTCAATGTATTGCTACAAATCGCACTCTCCCGGTGATTCCATTCTGCAAAACCACCAAAGATGGTGTTCCACGAGAATTAATTCAAGTGAAACAACTTCTTTTAAGTGGTGATGCAGATCTCCAACGCTTTGGTCTTACAATTACTCGAAATTTCGAGCAAATATATACCAAAGTTGAATGGAACCCCAATCCTATTACAGATCGAGGTCCTAAGTTATCAGGACAGTTGAAACAAGAGTTTAACGACTTTTGTTCTGGCTGGACTGACAAATTAGGGATCAGGAACCGTAATCTACGATCATCAGATACTGTGAGATCAGGAATTGTTAAAGGTCCAAACGGACCAGCAATAATAACTGCTCATCAGGATGCTGGTGCTGTACTGGATGACCCTGAGTTATCAACAAATCTAAAAACACTTGCTTCCCTTACAGGAAACATGTGGATTTGGAATATGTTGGTCTTTCTTGGTCAACCGGAACAGAACAAAGGTTTCAAGTCTGGCCGAATCTCTCTCTTACAGGAGGGAGGAGGTAAGACAAGAACCATTGCTATCGCCGATTACTGGAGTCAAAACCTTCTAAGACCTATTCATAAAGATTTAATGAATATTCTTAAAAGATTCGAAACAGATGGAACATTTGCCCAAGGAGATCAATTTAAAAGAATTTTATTGAAATCCAAAGGTAATATTACATACTGTCACGATCTTTCTTCAGCAACAGACCGATTTCCTGTTGAGTTACAAGAGATATTACTATCTCATGTGTTCAACAAAGATCTCGCTAGTTGTTGGAGGAAAGTTTTGACCTCACGCTCATTCTCATATAACAAAGAACATGTTAAGTGGGAAACAGGACAACCACTTGGACTTTTGTCTTCGTGGGCTGCCTTTGCTCTCACTCATCATGCTGTCATCGAGTTCTGTGCATTTCGAAAAGGGATAAAATCCTTTAAGAAGTACGCAGTACTTGGTGACGACGTTGCTATATGGGACGAGGTTGTTGCCAAAGAATACGAGCAATTCCTCGCAGAGATAGGAGTTCCTATCAACTACGATAAATCACTCGTAAGTGACACAAGGACCCATAGACTGGAATTCGCTAAGCGAATTGCAGTAAATGGGGTCGAAATTTCAGGTCTGAAACCCGCAATTCTGAAAGGTGCAAATACCCTTAACGGATATTTGAATCTAATCAGAACGGCAAGAGACAGATCCTGGAACGTCCACTGGGCCGATGTTTTAGGCCCGTCCTCTTGGTCTGTAAACCGCAAGGATCTTCTATCGATCTTAGTATGGGAAGCGTCCAATGGTGTCTGTGCCCCAAAGGGATTATTCCCAGAGGGTAACACAGGGTTATCAAAGGATTCACTCTTTCAAAACTTTAGAGAAGAAATTCTCAAAGTTAGGAGAGAACTCATACATAAGAAGGTAGAACAGTTGGATAAACTCTTAACAGGTAAACCTGTTGAAGAACTATTCCAAAAGGGGGGAATAACCGTATCGGAACGATCAATTGGTCTACTAGGGGCAACCCCAGTTTATCATCCTGTTGTCTGGGAAATCAACCGAGTAGGTGAGTCATTAAACAATGTACTCAACAAACTCTGGGATGAACCCGGACCAGACGATCCACCTCCGTTAAGCGATGTCGAATATCTGCCAGTTCCTAATCTTGAAGTGTATTTTGGAAAACAACATTTGTTGAAATCCAAGGCACATTCAAGTTTAGTGCTGCGTGCATGGTCATCGTTAAATAACCATGAAGCGAACTAGTGATATCTACATATCATAGGCGGAGGGGTAATACCGTCTAAGGACATTTAAAAGTGTCTGCCTAGTGGATTGTGCCCGGAC